TGCTACGGCAATTTCAGTTAATCTTGCAGGACAACTAAAGTAATGGCAGAACAGATAAAAGAAGTAATCAAACAAGAGTATATTAAGTGTGCTCAAGACCCGGTCTACTTTTTAAAAAAGTATTGTATGATTCAACATCCGATTCAAGGTAAGATTCCTTTTAGTTTGTATCCATTCCAAGAAACAACGATAAACGAGTTTAAAGATAATCGATTCAATATTATTTTGAAAGCAAGACAGTTAGGTATCAGTACATTAACTGCTGGGTATTCATTGTGGTTGATGACATTCTACCAAGATAAAAACATTTTGGTTATTGCAACTAAACAAGATACTGCAAAAAACTTGGTAACGAAAGTTCGTGTTATGCACGCAAACTTACCGAGTTGGTTGAAACAAAAATGTGTTGAGGATAATAAGTTGAATCTTCGATATGTTAATGGTTCACAGATTAAGGCAAGTGCTAGTGGACCAGAAGCTGCTCGTTCAGAAGCGTTATCACTATTGATACTTGATGAGGCTGCATTTATCGATAAGATAGATGATATATGGACTGCATCACAACAAACACTTACAACGGGTGGTAGTTGTATCGCTCTTTCTACACCTAATGGTGTGGGTAATTGGTTTCACCAAACTTGGGTACAGGCCGAAGAGGGAAGAGGGATGTTCAACGATATCAAACTTCATTGGACTGTACATCCAGATAGGAATCAAGATTGGAGAGATGAACAAGATGAACTATTAGGTATACAAGGTGCAGCACAAGAATGTGATTGTGATTTTATTACATCTGGTACTTCTGTTATTGATGGTGTGATATTAGAAAATTGTAGAAAAAACCATGCAAAAGACCCACTTGAAAAAAGAGGTATTGATGGTAATTGTTGGATTTGGGAACCACCAAACTATACACGAGATTATTTAGTGTGTGCTGATGTTGGTAGGGGAGATTCAAAAGATTATAGTGCTTTTCATGTGAT